GCTCCACGACCTCGTTCAACCTCACTTCGGGTGGGGCGGCGGTATCGCCGGGGCTGACAACAAACCTCATCATCTCTCTTGGCGGCATCATTCAAGAGCCAAACACGGCCTATACGGTCAGTGGCTCGGTGATCTCGTTCACGGCTGCGCCTCCGGCTGGCACGAGCTTTTGGGGCATCCAGCTGGGCGATGTCGGGTTAGCCTCGACCCCCAATCAAGCGGCAATGACCACGCAAGTGTTCACGGCCACGGCTGGGCAGACCACCTTCACCGTGGCTGGCGGCTATACGGCTGGGCAGATTCAAGTGCTGCGCAACGGCGTCCAACTCGTTGTGGGCGTCGATGTCACGGCGACGAACGGCACGACCTTTGTGCTGACGAATGCAGCCACGGCTGGGGACACCCTCGTGGCGGTGATCTATACGTCCTTCATCGTCGCCAATGCGGTCGCCAAGAGCGGCGACACGATGACGGGCAACCTCAACATCACTGGCGGAACGCTGCAAATCGGCGGCAATCAAGCGGTGAATGGTCCGGCTTTTCGTGCGTTTCGCGCGACAGATCAATCTGTGACTACATCAACATGGACGAAAGCGCAGTTAACAAGTGAAGATTATGATACTGCGAATTGCTTCGATAGCACAACCAACTATCGGTTCACGCCTAATGTTGCGGGATATTATCTTATAAGCGCCCACATCTTTGGCGGCGGCTCGTCCGGGCAAGCTTGCTATGCAGCAATTTATAAAAATGGATCAATAGCTGCGCAGACAGGATTTGGGCATAACCTCACTAGCGTCACTAGCTTGCCGCAAGTAACAGATATTTTTTATATGAACGGGACAACGGATTACATTGAGCTTTATGGGTATGTGGTCGCAACAGGCGCTCAATTTACAGGCGGAAGTCCATATTTAACAATGTCCGGCGCAATGATCAGAGGAGCCTAACATGACACTCTACGACAAAATCCGCGCAATCTATCCCACACTGACTGAAGCTGATTTCTCGCCCTTTGGCGGCACAATCATGCTTCAGAACGACAGCGATGGTCGCGGGGATTATATCCGCGTTTGGAGCCATCCGACACTCGCAGAGCCGACACAAGCGCAGCTCGACGCGGTTAAGGAACCGAAATAATGACCAATGCCGTCACCCTCGCATCGCTTGCTAATTCCGGTTATCTGCGGAACCGGATTATCAATGGCAATATGGCTATTGATCAACGGAACGCGGGTGCGAGTGTCAGCACGGGCGGCACAATTATTTATACACTTGACCGTTGGTATGTCGGGTCGAACGGTGCTGCAACCACCATTCAGCGCGTTACCGGAGCAACGACAAACCAATATCGCCTTCAAGTGACAGGTGCAGCGGGCGTCACGAACGCGACTGTTTCTCAGCGGATTGAAGCTTCTAATTGCGCTGATATGGCAGGGCAAACTGTTACGCTTTCATTTGACGCGGCAGACAGCTTGCTGACTTCTCTTACATGGTCAGCATCATATGCAAATTCGACTGATGGATTTGGCACTCTTACAAGCCCTACAGTAACGTCTATCGCGTCCGGTTCAGTAACAATATCAAGCACTATCACTCGCTATAGTGTGACTTTTGCTGTGCCAATCGCTGCCACAACGGGATTGGTTGTCCAATTTACTGTTGGCGCTCAAACAAGCGGAACATTCACTTTGGGCAATGTGCAGCTTGAATTGGGAACGCAGGCAACGCCATTTGAGTGGCGGCCATATCCCATAGAGTTAGCTTTGTGTCAGCGTTATTATCAAGCTAGCACTATGACAGAATACCATATGGTGCCCGCCCCAAATGCGACATATGCAAGCACTTATCCTGTTCGGACATCAGTTCTTATGAGAACATTGCCAACGTATTCGTTTTCATACGTTTCAAGCTTCTCTGTTGGTGGATATACCTCTGCTATTTCTCAAGGAGCAAATGGATATATCCATTTTATTTCTGCAAGCGTATCTACTAACGCTTACATGCAATGGAATTGGACGGCATCAGCGGAGCTATGATCATGTATGAAAATGCCAAATACATTAAAAACCCAATTACCAACGAGGTTTGCGGTATTGGAGTTGATATAAATGGTGTTGAAAGTGTCGTTCCAATCAGCGAGCAAAATTTAGACTATCAAACAATTATGCAGCTTGTCGCTCAAGGCAAGCTCGTGATTGCCCCCGCAGACGCATAGCATTGGTGCAATGGTGAGACTCATGGACTTACAAGCCATTTACAACATCGGCTTAGGAGCCGTGGTTGCCGGTATGGGATGGTTTGCCCGTGAGTTGTGGGGAGCCGTAGCGGAACTGCGCAGAGATGTGAAACAGATCGAGATTGATCTGCCGACGCACTACATGCGTCGCGATGAGTTTCGTGAGGGCCTCACTGAGATCAAGATGATCCTCAACGAAATCTTCCGGAAGATTGACGATCTTAAAGACAAGAAGGTGGACAAATGAACAGCCTTCTTTCGACCGTTGGCGGGTTGATCAAACAGGTTGCGCCGACGATTGCCACGGCGCTTGGCGGTCCGCTGGCGGGTCTTGCTACGAAGACGCTGTCGGAGGCCCTATTGGGCAATGCTGACGGCTCGCCGGACGAGATCGCAGCCGCGCTCGGAAATGCCACGCCGGATCAGCTCGCTAAGCTCCGCGAGATCGATGCTAACTTCAAAGTGACGATGAAGAAGCTCGACATCGATCTAGCTCAGATTGATGCTGGTGACCGTGACAGCGCTCGCAAGCGCGAAATCGAAACGCAAGACAAGACGCCGACCATATTGGCCGGGGTTGTGTGTGTTGGGTTTTTCGGAACACTTATCGGTCTCATGCTCTATGGCCTCCCCGCACGGGGCCAAGATGCCTTACTTATCCTGTTGGGTGCTTTGTCTTCGTCCTTTACCGCGATCATAGGCTATTACTACGGCTCATCGTCCGGCTCCCGCGCCAAGGAGCAGATCATTGAGCAAATGGCGAATAAGAAATGAAAGACAACTTTGATCAGAGCCTTGCCCTCGTCCTCAAGCATGAGGGCGGTTGGGTGGATGATCCGCAAGACCTCGGCGGCGAGACGAATATGGGCGTGACGAAGCGCACATGGGAAAGCTGGGTCGGCCATCCCGTGGCTGCCGGATCGCTCAAGGCGCTCACTGTGGCCGATGTGGCACCGGTCTATAAGCAGCTCTATTGGGACAAAGTGCGCGGCGATGACCTCCCCGATGGGGTGGACTATGCCGTTTTCGACTATGCAGTGAACAGCGGCGTGACACGAGCCGCTCGACAGCTGCAAGCTTGTGTGCGGGTCGAGACGGACGGCATCATCGGCATGAAGACGTTGGCGGCTGTGAAAGCGGCTGATCCCGTTGCTCTGATCAAGTGTATCTGCGATAATAGGCTGGCCTTCCTTCAGAATTTGCCGACGTGGGGTAGGTTCGGCAAAGGCTGGGGTCGCCGCGTTGCGGATGTGAGCAAGACGGCTCAAACAATGGTCGCGTAGACTACACAGCCAGCATTCTGGGTGTTAAAATTAGGGGTTTACGGAGCTTTTCATGGCCGGTCTCACCTATAGTTCGTATGTTACACAAATCGCCACGATGGCGGTGGTGGAACCAACTGACCCGGCTTTTGTAACGATCCTGCCGGAAATGATCGATTATGCCGAATTGCGGATTTACCGCGATTTGGATTTGCTGTCGACCGTCTCGTCGAACGATTCTTATCAAATGACAGCGAATAACCGCAATTTCACTTGGCCGCAAGGCACGTTTGTGACGATTCAGAATATCAACGTCGTTACGCCGTATACCCAGACCGATCCCGATTTAGGTACACGCGTCACGCTCCTTCCGACGACGAAGGAGTTTCTAAATGTGGTTTATGCGAACTCTACCAATGCGGGTGTTCCTAGCTACTTCGCGATGTTTGACGACCATAGCATTGTAGTCGGCCCTTGGCCTAATCAGGCTTACACCGTCGAGATCGTTGGTACCGTTCGACCGGCAACACTTTCGGTGGCTAATCCTACGACGTTTATCAGTCAATACTTACCCGACTTGTTCATCATGGCTTCCATGGTGTACATTTCAGCTTATCAACGTAACTTTGGCCGCATGTCGGATGATCCGGCCATGGCCCAGAGCTACGAGGGTCAGTATCAAGCTCTGCGTCAAGGCGCTCTTATGGAGGAATTCCGCAAGAAGTTCCAAGCGTCGGCTTGGTCTTCTATCACTCCTTCGCCTGTTGCTACTCCCACTCGGGGATAATAGATGCCACATGGCGCTATAAAATTCGTTCCCGGCGTAGACCAAAACCGGACACCGGCTCTTAATGAGTTGGCAATTTCGGAATGTCAACTGGTCCGCTTTGTACCCGACAAACAGGGTATTGGCCTTGTCCAGAAGTTAGGCGGTTGGGAAAAGTATTTTGGTGATGCGATCGGCTCGCCTGTCCGTGCTTTGCACGCATGGGAAGGTATCAATCTTGACCAGCATCTCGGTGTCGGCGCTGAAAACAGCTTGAGCGTCATCACGAACGGCAACGAGAACACGATCACTCCGCAGAAGATCCTGCGCAATGAGCCGGTCAACTTCTCGACAACCGCTGGCAGCAATCTAGTCACGGTTACCGATACGGGCTCGAACACCGACCAATATGATTCGGTCTATATTCAGACCGACGTCTCGGTTGGCGGGTTAATCCTGCGTGGCGTCTACAAGATCTATCCGCTCGGCCCGAACACTTACAACATCTATGCGACGAATACGCTCGGTGATCCGGCGCTTGCCACGACCACGGTTGCGAATGGTGGCGTCGTTTCGGAATTGGCAGCTACGGCTGGATCCGCTGTAATCACGGTCACGCTTCCGGATCACGGCAAGCAAGTCGGTGACACTGCAACATTCTTAGTCGCCACGTCGATTGGTGGTCTGTCGATCTATGGGAATTATACCGTGCAGACGGTGTTGTCCTCGTCGCAGTACACTATTTTGGCGGCCAATCAAGCGAACGCGACAGTCATCACGGTGACAGGCGCATCGGGCACCGGCACGACGGCCACACTTACGTTCTCAAGTGCGTATAAGATCGCAAACGGCACGAATATCGTCGTAGCGGGTATGAACCCAGCGGGTTATAATGGCACGCACACGGTCACAAGCACCGGGACGAATACCGTCAGCTATGCAAGCGCTGAAACCGGCGCATTCGTTTCCGGCGGCACGATCACCGCGCCGAGCGTCTCGACGTTCATCAACGGCGGCGAAGTTCGCTTTCTCTATTACAACGGTCTCGGCCCTCTGCCGCAAGGCACCGGCTACGGCATCGGTCCTTATGGCGCTGGTGGTTATGGTACGGGTATCCCTCCGATCCCGAACACCGGCACACCAATAACTACGACGGATTGGACGCTCGATAATTGGGGCGAGACCTTTATCGCCAACCCAGTCGATGACGCGATTTATACGTGGACGCCTAGCCAAAACGACCCGGTGGCAATTGTAATTCCAAACGCTCCTCCGGTGAACCGTGGCTTATTCGTGGCGATGCCTCAACGGCAAATCATTGCGTACGGATCGACGTTTACTGGCATTCAAGACCCGCTCCTTGTGCGGTGGTGCGATGTCGACAATTACGATTCATGGATTGGCCTCGTGACCAATCAAGCCGGATCGTACCGCATCCCGAAAGGCTCGCGCATCGTGGGCGCAATTCAAGGGCCGCAGCAGGGCTTGCTGTGGACGGATCTTGCGCTGTGGGCGATGCAGTATGTCGGCGGCGAACTCGTGTACGGCTTCAACGAGATCTCTGCTGGTTGCGGATTGATCGCGAAAAAGGCTGCCGGTCTGTTGAATAATCAAGTCTACTGGATGTCGCAGTCGCAGTTCTTCCGCCTCACCGGCACGGGCGTTGAGCCGATCTTCTGCCCCGTGTGGGACGTGATCTTCCAAGACCTCGACACGAATAACCTCGACAAGATCCGCTGCGCTCCGAATAGCCGGTTTAACGAAATCACGTGGTATTATCCGACCATCGGCAACGGTGGAGAGGTTTCGCATTATGTGAAGTACAACGCTGGCTTGAACTGCTGGGATTTCGGCACGTTAGGCCGCACAGCATGGATCAATCAGTCAGTGCTCGGTCCACCGATTGGCGCTGGTGTCGATCAATATATTTATCAGCACGAAGTCGGTCAGAACGACGATGTGCGGCCAATGACGAGCTGGTTTCAGACCGGATACATGCAGATCTCTGAAGCCGACTTGAAAATGTTCGTAGACCAAGTGTGGCCCGACATGAAGTGGGGTTATTATGATGGTTTACAAAACGTTACGCTGAGCCTTAGCTTCTATGTTGTAGACTATCCGGGCCAGCAGCCAACGGTGTATGGTCCTTTCCTCCTTACGCAGCAGACCACGTTTGTGACGCCACGCTTCCGTGGCCGCCTAGTGTCGATCCGCATGGAGAGCAACGACTTCAACACGTTTTGGCGCATCGGTAATATGCGCTATAGATTCCAACAGGACGGTAAGTTCTAATGGCTAGTTTAGACGATATTCTAACTACTCAGAAGAACGGCGTTGTCGCCATCAACGGCATCAATCGATCGTTGGCTGGTATCTACACTTATATGAAGGGC